TCTTACTCGTCCGCATTTTGGTTTGGTGGCTGAAGCCGGGCCGGAGGCAGTAATTCCGCTTTCTAAGAGAATGCGGTCCAAAGCACTAGATCTCTGGCAGAAAGTTGGTGGACGCCTGGGAGCTCTGCCGAAGATACCGGAAATGTTTGGCCAGATTACTTACCAGAGTTGCCTTGATAAGGAACCAGGTATACAACTGCTGGATAGTCAGACTCATCATAAAACAGTCTTATCCTCATTAAACCGGATACCTAACATCATTGCAACTGATTTCGGATCCATGTCAGATCGGATTATCACAGGCGGTTCATTCTTGGCCAATTCCCTTAGCGGTGCTGCAGCTATGTCAGCAGCATTTCCATTTTTAAAACCTGTCCAGGCGGCTGCTCACGCAGAAGGCGGCATTCTTACTCGTCCGCATTTTGGTAATGTATCAAATTTCGATTTTAGACCCGCCTTGAAAGAGCCTGCCACAGCCGGTAGCGCAGGAATAAATCTCAATGTCAATGTTAGGGGCGTTAATACTACCTTCAATTTTCCCGCTGCTGAGATAGACGAGGATGAACTTGCCTGGGCTATTGGGAAAAAGATAGTCGAAGATATTATGAAACATTTTGAAAATAGGGTTTAAATACCTGTACCCAAGGAAAAAGAGATGATTCCGGCAAAAAATAATAGCCAATAATATCGAATCGTGGTGATCCGTATGGACTTCTACCTTATTGATCCCGCCGGTACCCAACTTCACCTTCCGGTGAATCCCAGCGAAGTAACAATCCGGCAGGAAAAGGCAATCGAGACGATTAATATAATAAATATTGGCGAAGTGGATTTTCCGGTAGCTGAGAAGCTAAAAGAAATTAATTTCTCTTCGTTTTTCCCAAAGGATTATGATTCCTTCTGCCGTTACGCAGATATCCCAGACCCACAGGAGGCCACGAATCAAATCACGGCGTGGACAATGGGCAAAAAGCCTGTGAGATTTATCGTTACCGAGACAATCATCAACACCCTGGTTCTGGTAACTGCCCATACTGCCACGATTAAAGGCGGTGAGCCTGGAGACGTATATTTTGACCTAACTTTAAGGCAATGGAAAGAGGTTAAGGTTAGGACGGCCGCAGAAATTGCCGCGCTGACTTCCACTTCTATAGTGCAGTCCAGGCCGGATATTAAGCCGGCGCCTGTTATTTATAAGGCAAAGTCCGGGGACTCTCTTTGGAAGATAGCAAAACTCCAACTCGGCGACGGAAGCCGGTGGCGGGAAATATATAATGCGAATGCTGATACTATAGGCCCGGATCCTAACATGATTCAAACGGGTATGCAGTTGGTGATGCCGTCATGATTAACCCTGGCTTGCAAAAATACGAAGTGGTCTTGGCTAATAAATATTTCCTTCGGGAACTGGTTGAAAATATAACGCTTGAGGATTCGCTTGACGAAATAGCTCACCGCGCTACCGTGCGCTTGGTTGTCACGACTGAATTCCAGCAAATAGGCATTGCGCCTGGGCAAGAAATGCGCGTGTCGGGAGTGCCATTCGGCGGCAATGCCATGGTCTATCTGCTTCATCCAGGGGTACTTTGGGACTGCGAAAGCGACGCCAAGGGGCAAAAGCATCTGACGGCTACAATTTATGACCGGACAATATATCTGGCAAGAAGTGAAGATGAGTATCTTCTGCCGGCAGGACAAACGGCAAGTCAAAGACTGCGGCGATATGCCGGCGATTGGAATATTCCTGTTGCCAGCTTGCCTGATACAAGCGTGCAATTGTCCAAAGCGGTATACAGAGTGCAATCGATATACAAAATGATTCAGGCTGATTTGAAAGAAACGGTGGCCAAAGGCGGACAGATGTACCGGCCCCGGATGACACCCAATGGCCTGGAACTTTTTAAACTCGGAAGCAACCAAACGGTCTGGGTTTTGGAAGCTAATCAGAATGCCGAAGAAATTAACCAGCGGCGTTACCTTGAAGGAACGGTGACCCGGGTTAAGGTTTTGGGCTCTGCCCCGGATGACGCTCGATCGCCCGTTCTCGCTCTGGAGAAAGGCGAAATAGCGAAATTTGGCACTCTCCAGAAGGTGATCCAGGACTCGAAAATCACCACTGCAGCGGCTGCGAAGCGGGCGGCGAAAGAGCAGCTGTCCGGCATTCAGGAGACTTTCAGCGTACAAGGTATAGATATAAATACAATCCGGGCCGGTGATAAAGTACAACTAAACAATACGGGGCTGATTGTTACATCGGCCAGACATGAATTAGGTTCTCCCGGTCATATGTTGCTTGAACTTGCCAGTGAGGGTTATATCAGGAGGCGGTATTATGGATCATTATAAGCAGCTGGCCTCCCTGCTGGAAATGCGGATGAAAAAACATGCCGCCGCCGCATTGTCGGGACTGCCCTGTGAACTCGGGACAATTACCGCTTCCGGAGGCCTAAAACTGGATACCTTTAAATATGAAATACAAGATTATCTCATTGCAGACTGGCTGGTAAAAATTCATTTCCCGACTTTTTTTCTTATAGGTACTGCTACCAGCCCGGTTGATGAAGATGGTTCTGCCTTACCGGAAGCCACAACCACCCCTTTAACACGGTATAATTTTTCAGCTCATGAAGTGGATAATATACGCCTGGAATTAAAGGCGTGTCTTCAACCCGGTGACCGGGTGCTTGCGGTGCCTGTCAATGGCGGCCAGGATGCAATAGTAATTAGTAAGGTGGTGACATAAATTGCCCGACCTTTTCCCGACGACAGAGATATTGCCAGAAACGATTACAACCACTGCAGGCCAGATTAAATTCGGAAAATCCTGGCGGTTTGATTTTAACGAGGGCGACTTTGTTATTATCTCTATCGGTAAGATGGCTGAAACAACCGGAATTGACGCTTATATCGAATGGTGTAAGAAAGCATTACAAACTCCCCGGTATCGTTATCTTGTTTACGGCCGGAATTATGGTCAGGAGTTCAAATCGCTGATAGGCAAAGGCTATTCTAGGCTGGTAATTGAAAGCGAGATCCGGCGCATGACATCGGAATGCCTGATGGTTGATCCCCGAACAGCCAAAGTTGATAATTTTATTTTTACTTGGGGTGGGGATAAAGTTTATTTTACATGTAATGTTACAACCGTTCGCGGTGAGGCCGGGATCGTGAGAAGCGAGGTGACTATTTAATGTCAACGCTACCGGATTATCTTACAGGGGAAACCGAAGACACAATAAGACAGCGTATGCTTGACAGCGTATCCTCCGATCTGGACAAATCAGAGGGAGGATACATTTGGGATGCCCTATCGCCTACTGCCATTGAATTAGCTCTTGCAGCTATCTGGGCGCAGGAGGTTCTGCGTCGCGGGTTTGCGCAAACCACATTTGGCGCATATCTGCGCCTGCGGTGTGATGAGGCTGGTGTGATACCCCATGAGGCGGCCAAAGCTACGGGCCGGGTGACTTTCAGTGGTACGCCTGATACGGTCATCCCCGCCGGCATCACTGTCAGTACACAGGGAAGCGAATCGGCGTCGGCTGTATTCTTCACTACCGCCGAAGAGGCAATCATGGGTCAGGATGGTATGGTGGCAACCAATATCCAGGCCGTGGAGCCGGGTACCGGCGGCAATGTTCCGTCCGGGGCAATAAAACTGCTGGAGCGGTTCATCCCCGGCGTGACGACTATAACCAATACGGAGCCCACTACCGGCGGCATAAACGAAGAGAGCGACGGAAGGCTGCTGGAAAGATATCTTAAAGTAGTGCGGAAAAATAAGGGCGCCGGCAGTTCTGCAGATTATAAAATTTGGGCTAAAGAAGTGCCGGGCGTCGGATATGCGCTGCCCGAACCCCTTTGGCAAGGTCCGGGGACGGTAAGGGTGATAATACTTGATTGGGACGGGAATATCCCAAGCTCTGAATTGGTGTCTGAAGTTCAAGAATACCTGGACCCCGAAAGCCAGGGGCTGGGATTAGGCAAGGCGCCAATTGGTGCTAAGGTAACCGTAGAAGCTCCTATAGAGCTTATTCTTACTATTATACTCCCCGCCCTAATCATTGAAGGCGGATATCTGCTAAATCAGGCCAAGATCAATCTTGAGACTGCGGCAAGAGCTTATATTTTAAGTATTTCGCCTGGCGGAACGGTTCGGATTAAGGACATTGAGGCGGCCATTGCCAGCGCTGCCGGTGTGCTTGATTTTGGCGATATTCTGGTCAACGGCGCCAGGCAGAATATAATACTGGCCGTGGATGAAAAGGTCACTTTATTAGAGGTGATCTACACGTGAGTAGAGAACCAGCCAAGGATCGAATGATTGAATATCTACCGGGGTATTACCGAGCCTCCAGAATAATGGGAGCTACTTTATCGGCCCAGGGGCAAGAAATTGACAAGCTATTCGATGCCATGGATCAGACCCTAGATCAATTTTTCATATCAACCGCCACTTGGGGATTATCCCTTTGGGAAGAACTGTTGGGCTTACCTATAAATGAAACGTTCTCTATAGAAGAATCATAGCTCCGGCGCTTGAGGCCCGGTTTGGCGGGGATGTTATCCCCTTTGTGCTGCCGGTCGATCATAATGCCGACGAATACGACTTCTCCTCATTGGTACCGCCTTTGGAAGTCTATAAGCCGGCGCATAAAGCCTATTCGTTAACCTTGCTGGCGCCGGATCTGTTGAGTGGCTATGCCGTGTTCGGCGGTCATGATGCCGGCCGGGGCAAAGTGGCGCTGCAGCTAGAGGCCGGATCAGGCCGTGCCGGAAGGTGGCCGCGCTGGAATTCACCCGGATATCTCAGAGTTGCAGCCGCCACCGCCCAGGGAGCTGCCGCTACAGGAACATGCCTCTTCCCCCGGATCGGGGTCAGCGTGGGCAGCGCTCTTAGCGCCATCGTCACGGTGATCGCCGCCCCCAGGCAGGGCATATATCTGTTTCCCGAGGCTGGCCAACACAAAGCCGGTGAGATGCCGACCGTTTCCACGGTCGGAGCATCGATGCAATCTATGGCTCAAATGACCGCGGCGGCGCCGGCGGGAACTAAAACGTACAATCAATGTGGTCAATATTATTCCGGGGAGGTGGCTGCCTGATGTATTCACATGCTTTATATACCGGCACGATACCATGGTCCACATCTACCGGCAACCTCCTTTCGGCATATACCAGGGCCTCCCCTGCCCTATCAGCCGGGGAGGCTGATCCGCCCAGGGCGGGGACACTGCCGTTTGTTTCTGCTGCCGGCAGTTTGGCGCGTGAAAACGTGGACTATACCGGCATAGCGGTTTCCGGGCGCGGGCAGGCGTTTCCCTGCGGCCCCTACCATGCAGGAGAGGAGGTGCCATAGATGCTTACAAGTTACACGCTGCAAACACTGGCCAGCACACTGGACAATCTTGCTGTCAGCGCAGACTATACTATCGGCGGAGTAACCAGGGCGGCCAAAATCCGGAGATCCATTGTATCCGGCGCAACAGTCCGTAAACATATCTATCTGACCCAAAACGACCCTGTCGGGACGGTAACTCGCGCCCGCCTGCTAGGCTCTGCCGGTCAGGTAGTGGCCGAAAGGACGGACCCCCAGGTACACGAGGCCGGGAAGGGTCTTTTGTTGGAGTTTAGATGGACAATTTCTGAGGAGGTGAGTTAAATGGCTGTAGTTGATTTGCGCGATCATAATTATACCCCGGTTGAATGGGAAGACCGGGTGGTCGATCAGCAGAGTGGTGATGTTCTGGTCGAGGGCACCCCGGTCAATGAGACTAATCTTAATAATATGGAGTCAGCCCTCTTATTAGCGCACCTGGACATCGGCCCGCTGGCCGGCCATATAGCCTCGCTGGTGCGGAGCCTTTCAAGCGAATTGGACAAGTATAAAAACCAGCGTTTTTTGCAGGGCCAAGCTAGCATCACGAGTCCGGGCGGCGCATATTTTGTGAGTTCGGAGCCATTTGTTTCGGTGGCTTTGCCGACGGATACCCTGCCCCAGCTGAACGCGCCAAACTATGACGTGCTGATAGACATTATTAGCGCCTCTGATTTGGGAGCGGTCGGAGAACTGCTCGTGTATGACAAAACCCAGAATGGCTTCAAGGTTAAGATGACTGGTTCGGCCACTTCCGTGACCTTTTTCTGGACCATCATCAACCCAACTATTCGGTAGGAGGTAAATAAAGATGATTATTACTAACTTAAACGAGGGTCCAAAAGCGGAGTACAGCGTGACCGGTACGGAACTTACAATCCATGGTGTAGTTATCAACCTATCCGCCCGCCAGGGCGACGTACAAACTGTGGTTGACGTTTGCCTCGGGTCCGACTTGGCAACCGCTGCCGAAGGTGTCGGCTCCTGGTATGTGGCTACTGTCGTGATTCCACCCCGAGAGTATGAACTTATGGAGAGCGGTGAGCCGCAGGCCCTGCCGTTGGATATGGGTAAGGTAGAGCTGCGCTTATGGACACTCCCCAGAGTCAACTAATCAGCTAAAGAAAGGAGAAATAAAATGTCTTTTATATTTTCTGTCAAAGATACTTACCGTCAAGCCGTCGAAGCGGTTAGCGGCGGAAAGAACACTGTCATGTACGATGACCGGAAATACCCCAGTATCATGGTGCGTATTCCGAAATTTTATTTGGATGAAGTTATTAACGAAGCCCCGCACCAAGCACACCCCGCGTTCCTGGTAAACAGTGTGGAGAAAAGCGAGATTTGGATCAGTAAGTACCAGAACATTGTCCATGCTGAAAGGGCATATTCCCTGCCCGGTCAGGACCCTGCGAACAGCCTCAATTTTAATACTTGCAGAGGATACTGTACCGCCAAGGGTACCGGCTGGCACCTTGTGACCAACGCCGAATGGGCCGCAATTGCGCTGTGGTGCCGCAAGGCCGGGAAGATGCCCAGAGGCAACACCAGCAACGGAGCATCCTCTGATGCTACCTATGAACGTGGTGTAAAGGCTACTGGCGGAGGCGATTACCGCACCCTTACCGGGTCCGGCCCGGCCTCCTGGAACCATGACGGCACACCGGGCGGGATTGCCGATCTGTGCGGAAATGTCTCGGAGTGGGTAGATGGGCTGAAGCTGGTTAATGGCCGGATATACGTCCATCCCGATAATAATTACGCGGTTGGAAATGTCCAGGGCAGCGTAGATGGTTGGCAAGATACGGAGTTATATTTCGACAACACCGTTGCCGGCGACAACACCCAGACCAGCCACGAGATCGTCGCCGACCCTATCCTTTCCGCCGACAGGACTAATCCTATGTATACAGGAGGAAATACGGATTCCGAATATGGGTATAGCAGCGTAGATTTCGCCGATTTGGCGGCCGAAGTCGGCGTATCAGTACCTAATTTGCTTAAGTACCTTGCGCTTTATCCGGTGGATACCGGAGACCATGGCGGTGACAATATTTATGTTCGCAACTATGGTGAGCGGCTCCCGCTTCGCGGCGGCACTTGGGCCTATGGCGCCAGTGCGGGCGTGTTCCACCTGAACCTCCTCAGCGCCCGGTCCCTCGTGTACAGCAGTGTGGGGTTCCGTGCTGCGTTTATAGGGTAATCTGGTTTCTGGAATTCTGGAAATCTGGTTACTCGGCGGAGGAGGTAAAATGGAAGAGCTGAAGATACTCCAGAAAGCCTATGATATGGTGCAGTACGGCTATATTTGTCTACGGCGGTTCCCGAAGAGTGAACGGCATACGCTAGCAGCGGAGATTAAAAATCATATGCTACAAATCCTCCGCCTCATTTTACAGGCCAACCGCAGGCGGGATAAGCGGGCCATTCTTACGGAATTGGATGTAGAGTTGGACCTACTCCGACTCTACATCCGCTTAGCCCACGATGTTGTTGAGCCGGCTGCCTTCCCTTTGCGAAGCTACGAACATTTGTCAAAAATGCTGAACGAGATCGGAAGCCTACTCGGAGGCTGGATAAAAAGTCAGTATAAAAATTAGATATTTTCGGGTAAGGGCCATAGCGGCTCCCGCTTCGCGGCGGCAATTGGACCAATGGCGCCAATGCGGGCGTGTTCAACCTGAACCTCAACAACGCCCGGTCCATCGTGAACAACAATGTGGGGTTCCGTGCTGCGCTACCCAGCCGGCCAGATGTGGCAAGCCTGCGGACTTGCTTCCCGTGCACTGGGGATAACGGGGTCCTTATCCCTGCCGACAGCCGAAAGGCAGGCAAAAAACTGAATTGCCGGGAGGGCGTTTAGTGCCCCCCTCAAGGAGAAAGACGTCGCACCCGGCACTCCTTTTTTTGGGCGGTGACAGAGTAAAAAAACTAAAGGGATTATTCCCCCAGGTTTATGAGTTCGAGAACCTTCATCAAGCATACCGGGAGGCCAGGAAAAATAAACGATATCGGGATGAAGTGCTTGCTTTTAGCTCCAACCTTGAGGAAAACCTGATCGAAATCCAAAACGAGCTGATTTGGAAAACGTATCGGGTGGGACGGTACAGGGAGTTCTATGTCTGGGAGCCCAAACAGCGGTTGATTATGGCGCTTCCGTTCAAAGATCGAGTGGTCCAGTGGGCGGTTTATCGAGTGCTTAACCCGTTGTTTGATCGCCGGTACATTTTGGACTCCTATGCTTGCCGGGCAGGATTCGGTGCCCACCGGTCCGTAAACCGGCTGCAATACTGGCTCCGGGACTTGGAACGGAAGCATGCCAGGGTGTACGTACTCAAGCTTGATATCTCCAAGTACTTCTACCGGGTGGATCATGATGTCTTGATAAATATTCTCCGGCGAATCATTGATGACCAAGATCTATTGTGGCTCTTGGAGACCATTATCCGCTGCGAGCACACCAAGTTCGGTCTGGTCCTGGGGGATCGTGGATTTACCGGAGAGCGGATAAATGATGTCGGAATGCCCATCGGTAACCTAACGAGCCAAATGTTTGCCAATTTATATTTGAACGAATTAGATCAATATGCCAAGCACGAACTCCATATCCGGCACTATATACGGTACATGGACGATATTCTTGTTCTTTATTGGGGAAAGCCCTATCTATGGCAGGTAAAGCAGAAAATTCAGCAATTCCTTGAGGAGCGCCTTCGCTTGGTCTTGAATGACAAGACCGCCGTTAGAACCATAGCCCGGGGGATTGAGTGGGTTGGATACCGGGTCTGGCCGACACACATCAAGCTGCGAAAGTCCACAGCCAAGAGGATGAAGGCACGTCTAAAATATCTACAGGGGACCTATGCCGCAGGGGAAGCTTTCTGGGAGGAAATTAACGCAAGCGTGCAAAGTTACATGGGCCTCCTTGGGCACTGCAATAGCTACAATCTGCGGAAAAAGTTATTCGGCGATCTTATTTGGAAAAGAAAAAGTGATGAGAAGAATGAAGGGAATTGATTGCGCAACACCGCCAAGAGAGTCTACGGCCCTGGCCATGGCCGGTGCGGGAATGCAATTCGTCTGCCGCTATTTAGTGCCGAAGAACTGCGCCTGGAAGCGGCTAACACGCTCTGGGGCAGAGCTTATTACCGCTGCGCTTCTTGGTGGAAGTGCAAGGGTGGAAAGTAGAAAAGAGTATTTAAACCCCTTTTAAAACAGTTCCTAACTGGAAAAATTCCATGTTCCTAACTGGAAAAATTCATTAAAAAAATTATCATTCTATGCGCAAAAAATTATTATTTTATCCGCAAAACTACATTGGAGCGGCAAAAGGAAAAATATTTTGCGGCGGAATATAGGTTAAGACAGCAGAAGGAAGGCAAAGTAGGAAAAATGTAGCTTAAAAAAAACAAAAAACTTAAATTAAAAATGAAACTGAAAGGAGAGTCAAATCTGATAGAAATTCTTTCATAAAAGTTTTATGCCCGGAAAGGAATGGTTATTAAATGAAAAAATCCTTAAGAAAAAAGATCAGTCTATGGATGGTTTCCCTCTTCATGTTGAGCATCCTCGCCACCTTTACCGTAGGTCTGCAGTTGGCGGGTGCCGCCGATACTAACCTGGAAATGCCGGCTGGTGCCAGCACAGCAGCTAAGGGGCCACAACTGATTAGCAGGGATCAATACGATGCCGTTTACACCGCTCCCGACGTAATGATCGACAAGGAAACTTATGAGGCTGAATACGAGAGAGCGTATGCTCGA